TTACAAACAGGGACAAGCGATATGACGACTATGTAGCCATCTGCTCGCGTATAAGGCGAACCATCCGTCAAGACCAAATTGAGGGGGGCATGGTTGGTCAATACAACCCATCCATCACTCAACGCCTGAACAACCTTGTGGAACGTCAAGAGAACACGGTCCACATCGAGCAGCCCCTATTCCCCGACAATGACTGACAAACTAACCCTGCATCATGGCGACTGCTTGGAGGTGCTTCGCTCACTACCTGACTGCTCCGTTGATTCGGTTGTAACCGACCCACCTTACGGGTTGTCCTTCATGGGCAAGCGGTGGGATTACGATGTGCCAAGCGTTGACGTTTGGGCCGAGTGCCTTCGGGTCTTGAAGCCGGGCGGTCATCTTCTTGCGTTTGCAGGAACGAGGACGCAGCACCGAATGGCGGTGCGGATTGAGGACTCAGGCTTTGAGATTCGGGACATGATTGCTTGGGTGTACGGGTCGGGTTTTCCAAAGTCGTTGGACGTAAGCAAGGCGATTGATAAGGCGGCTGGAGCGGAGCGTGAGATTATTGGTAAGATGGAGAATCCTGCATCATCAATTTATTCGCAATCCGAAAATGAAATGTCAAGAGATGTGCCTATAACTGCCCCCGCCACCCCCGAAGCAAAGCAATGGCAAGGATGGGGGACTGCACTCAAACCCGCACTTGAACCGATTACAGTGGCTCGCAAGCCCTTGATTGGCACGGTAGCCGAGAACGTCCTGCAACACGGGACGGGTGCGATTAACGTGGATGGGGGAAGGGTGGGGACTGAAACTATCGAGCAACGGCACGTGCATCGTATTGACGGCGGAAAAGGAATCGGCGCGGCGGCAGTTGGGCACAAGCAAAAGCAATCTGGAACAGTCACAACATCACAAGGCCGATGGCCCGCCAACTTCATCCACGATGGGAGCGAGGAAGCCACCGACCTGCTTGGGGCTTCGGCTCGTTTCTTCTACTGCGCCAAAGCAAGCAAAGCGGATAGGGATGAGGGGTGTGATAAATTGCAAGAGCGTTCTGCGGGCGAATGCGTGGATCGGGTTGAAGGAAGTGCGGGGATGGAAAGCCCAAGGGCAGGGGCAGGCAGGACAAGCGGATCACGCAACCACCACCCCACCGTCAAGCCCACCGACCTCATGCGATACCTCTGCCGACTTGTAACCCCACCAAGCGGAATCGTCCTTGACCCGTTTATGGGGTCAGGCTCAACAGGCAAGGCAGCGATGCTGGAAGGGTTTGCGTTTGTCGGGATAGAACGGGAAGCGGAATACATCGACATCGCCAAGGCTCGCATTCAATCCGCAGTCGGCTTGATTTAATGTTTACCCTCACGACCGCTATCAGGCGAATCCGTCGGATGACGGCCCGGAAGAAGGTCATCCAAGGCGGAACAAGTGCAGGGAAAACCCTTGCTATCCTTGCAGTCCTAATCGACATCGCAGCAAAGAACAAGACCGAGATATCGGTGGTGTCCGAATCCATCCCCCACCTACGGAGGGGAGCAATCAAGGACTTCGCCAAGGTCATGCAATGGACGGGCCGATGGGTCGCAGACCGATGGAACAAGACCCTGCTCACCTATCACTTCGCCAACGGTTCAATCATCGAGTTCTTTTCGGCTGATTCCGAGGCAAGGCTCCGAGGGGCAAGGAGGCAGGTCGTTTACATCAACGAGGCGAACAACATCGACTTTGAATCCTACTACCAGTTGGCAATCCGTACCAGCGAGGCCATCTACATCGACTTCAACCCGACGCATGAGTTCTGGGCGCATACCGAGGTCCTTCATGAGGACGATTCCGAACTGCTCATCCTGACCTATCAGGACAACGAGGCTTTGCCCAACACGATTAGGAGGGACATCGAACTAAACCGCACTAAAGCCGAAACGTCTGCGTATTGGGCGAACTGGTGGAAGGTGTACGGCCTCGGCCAAGTCGGGACGCTTCAGGGGGCCATCTACGAGGACTTCGAGGTCGTGGAGGGTATCGATGTCAGCCGAGCGAAATTCGTCGCCTTAGGGCTTGACTGGGGCTTTAGCAACGACCCTACGGCCTTGGTAGCAATCTACCGCCAAGGGGACTGCCTGCTCATCCAAGAACTGCTCTACTCCACGGGCCTGACCAACCAAGACATCGCAGACAAACTTCGGACGCTGGGCATCACAAGGTCTTGGGAGATAGTTGCGGACTCTGCCGAACCCAAGAGCATTGAGGAAATCTATCGGTTAGGTTTCAACATCAAGCCAGCGGAGAAAGGCCCCGATTCGGTTCGGAACGGCATCGACATCCTGAAACGATTTAAGTTGCAGGTTACCAAGGATAGCACCAACCTCATCAAAGAACTGCGGTCCTACACTTGGGCCACCGACAAAGAGGGCAAGAACACAGGGGTCCCGATTGACTCGTTCAACCACGCTTGCGATGCGATGCGGTATGTGGCACTCAATAAGTTAAGGGTCAGTAACTCTGGGAAGTATGTTGTGGTGTAACTTTGGGGCATCAAACCCCAAACAATATGAAAGATTTTATTACTGCTTAAATGAACACCGAACGCATCCTTGACCTGCTAATCGAAATTGGGAAGACGCTTGCAGCCGTTTTCTTCATCATCACCCTTCTAACCCTCCTTTGGACCTTATGAAAGTCGTTCACTACTACCACATCTATTGCGGAGGGAATTGGCAGTTAATCCTGAACCAACACATGATGGCGGTCTGCAACTACGGCCTCATCAATGTCTTGGATGAAATCAGGGTCGGCATCGTCGGTCCACCCGAACAACGCAAAGCGGTCAAGGAGGTGCTGGAAGGGTCAATGGTGGCCGAGAAGGTCAAGGTCGTAGTAACCCGAACCAACGCTTGGGAGCAGGCGACGCTGACCGAAATGTACCGGGCCTCGCAGGAAGAGGAGGCCGTGTACCTGTACGCCCACACGAAGGGGGCAAGCGACCCGTCCCTCATCAACCAACTTTGGAATCGCAGCATGACCTTCTTCAACGTGGTTGCTTGGGAACGATGCTTGCAACTGCTGGAAGGCGTGGATGCAGTCGGCTGCCATTGGATTACCAAGGAGCAGTTCCCTCACATGGCTGACCACAACAACCCCGATGGCTACCCCTACTTTGGTGGAACCTATTGGTGGGCCAAGTCAAGCCACATCAAGGAACTGGGCGAACCAGTACGGGACCACCGCTGGCAGGCCGAGCATTGGATTGGCAAGAAGCCCGATACGAAGGTCCACGACACCAACCCCGGATGGCCGGGTCCCGAAAAGTTTGTAATCACGTTTTAGCATGAAGGTCCCTATCCTCATTACCAACTTTAATCTCTACACTTGGCCGAAAGCGATGGTCAAGGAACTGCAACGGATGAAGGAATGCGGACCTATCATAATTCTTGACAACGGTTCAACTTACGGCCCTACCTTGGAGTGGTACGAATCGCTCAAAGGTAACGAGGACGTTTCGGTAGTTCGTACCGGGCAGAACTTGGGACATCTTGTGGCATGGAGGCTTGGAGTTGATAAAAGGCTTAGGAATGACTTTAACTACCCCGATTACATCGTAACCGACCCCGACCTTGACCTTTCGGCCTGCCCTGACGACACCATCGTGCGAATGCGTGAACTTTGGTACGATTCGCCTTCCTACCCTTACATCTACCGGGACGAAGAAGCCAAGGACTTTAACGGAGTGCAGTTCAATGTCAAGGACAAGATTGGCCTTGGCATTTGTGTTGACGACATTCCCGAAAACGCCCTATTCTTCCAACCTGCTGAACATCGCTACCACAAGCAACCGACCTATGGCGACCTACGCTTGGCCCCGGTTGATACGACCTTCGCCTTCTATCATGCCGACACCTATCAGGTCTGCATTAGCGGTGCGAGGACTTTACCTCCCTACGAGGTCAGGCATCTGCCTTACTACATCACACCCGTTGAGATGAACTCGGATTGGGAGTTCCGGCAATATCTTGACAAAGCAAACCACTCCAGCACGGCCAAGAAGATAGCCGATGGACTTCAAATAGGATAATATGCCATACTCACACCCGTTCCACAAGGACTTTGTTGGCAACCATATCCGCTCGGTTCTAACCGAATCCGACCGGGTGCTTGACGTTGGTTGCGGTTGCGGAACTTACGCCCTACTGCTTCCCGACATCAAAATGGATGGCATCGAGATTCACGAGCCGTATGTCAGCCGATTCGGTTTGCAGGACCTTTACCAAACCCTGCATATTGGGGATATTCGTGAGTTCGATTTTTCGGCCTACACCTACCTGATTATGGGCGATGTCTTTGAGCATTTAACCTTTAACGAGGCGGCGGACCTGCTTACCCGAATGAATGGCAAGAGGGTCATGATTGCCGTGCCTTATATGTACAGGCAGGGCGAATGGGAAGGGAATGTGTACGAAACGCATTGGCAACCCGACCTGAACCCCGAAGTGATGGCGTTGAGATACCCCGAACTGAAATTGCTCGTTGGGGATGCGGTGTATGGCTACTATACAAACTACTGACCTATGAAACTCCAAGACCTGACCATCGACCAGTTCCAACGCATCGGAGCCATTGAGTTCAGCAGCGTTCTCGGGGACTACGACAAGCGTGCAGGGGTCGTCGCAATCGTTGAGGGGGTCGATATATCAATCGTCCGAGAAATGCCCGCCAAGAGCGTCCTAAAGCGTTACAAGGCCATTATCAGCGAGTGGAACGCATTGCCTGCCTTGGGTTACAAGCGAAAATTCAAAGCCGGGGGCAAGTGGTGGATTCCAACGGTGTTCACGGATGAGTTGACGGCTGGGCAGTTGATTGAACTGATGGACGCAAACACGACGGACGAGAAACAACTCCTGCAGAACCTCCACCGAATCATGGCTACATTGTGCAGGGAGGGCGGTCTATTCGGATTCTTCCCGAAAAAGTACGACGGGGCTGCCCATGCAGAACGGGCCGAACTGATGAAGAAACACGCCAAGGTCGGGGACGTTTGGGGCGTTGTCAGTTTTTTTTTGCTAAGTTCCGAACCCTACTTGAAAGTTTTGAGCGACTATTCCAAGCACCTGATGACGAAGGCCGAGGGGCTGACGTAAGCCCGCTTGCTGGGTACGGTTGGCTCATGGTCGTGTGGAGGATGGCTAACAAGGACGTGCTGAAATTCGATGCCATCTTCGCTATGAAGGCGGTGGAGTTCTTGAACTATGCCCTCCTGATTCACGATATTTTGGAGGCGGAGAGGATGGAAGCGGAAAGAGCAAGACGCAGATAGACACTATCCAGCACGGGTTACATTTACCCACATGGAAACAACCATACTTGCGAATGGTAAGCCCGTAGGGAAGTTCGGCAGCGGTTCGATGAAAGGCATCGACCAAACCGCTTTGGAGGGGATTGGTTCAGTCGTCGGCCCCAAAGGTGGAGGCAAGTCGCCAACCCATGACGTGCTGGTCAAATGGATTGAACGGGTCATTGAACTTGCGAAGAAAAACCTCGAAGCAGCCAACGCAAACGCAGGGGGAACGCTATCGGCATCCATCGCCCCCGAAGACATCGAACTATCCGCAAAGCAAATCGTCGTGGCTATCATGGCCAACCCCTACTGGAAGTATGTGGACCAAGGGGTGCGAGGCAAAACGTCAAGCGCAAAGGCTCCAAGGTCGCCATTCCAATATCGGGACAAGTACCCACCTGCCCAAGCAATGGCCGATTGGATAGCCAACAAGGAAAAAGCAGTTGTGCCAACCTATTCCCGTGAACTCAAGCGGATGCGGACGAAGCAGGAGCAGGGATTGGTCGATGGCAGGTCGGTAGCCTATTGGGTATTTCAGCGAGGAACACGGGCCACGAACTTTATGTCTAACGCCCTATCCCCTGAAATGATAGACGTTTTGGTGAATACCATCGCTGAAACCCTTGGCAAATCCATAAGCGTAGCAACCAAACTATAAAATGGCAACAACCGTCCTATCAGGGTCGCCTCTCGTAGCAACCCCCGTTTATAACAAGATGCTCTTCAAAGTCAGCGGTTCGCTGATTGCACAACCCAATTACAGGTACGTCTGCGATGTCAAGAACCCAGCAGGAACGACCCTTGCCCGGCTCAAGTGCGACAAACTGCCCAGCACCAACTTCGGCTTCTTCGACGTTGCCAAGGTGGTAGAAACGCTGATTGCACCGACTAAGCCATCGCTGACTCAAACGGGCTTCGTGGATCATGCCGGGTACTATTCGGGGTACAGGCTTGACTTCATGGAGGAATACGGAAACACTCCAGTCGTGCAGACGGGAACGGTAACCACCGTCAGCGGGGTCATGGCATTTGCAGGGAACTTGGAGCAGTTGGAGTTTCAGGACTGGAGCCTAAGCCCCTACTTCCGAATCGGGTCCTCGTTCAACTCCGTGAAACCCTTGACAACACCTACGGCCTTCACCGTGTACCGTGGAGGCAAGGCTTGGCTTGCTATCAACGCCACCAAGTTCAGCACGGTGTCTGCCAATGACACCTACCTCGTTTCGGGCCGTGTCGCATATAAGGGAAATAATTACGACATAGCAGTCAGCCCAAGCCTTTCAGGTACAACGGATTTCAATATCCAACGCTTCGGATGCGGACCTGCTCAACTATCGGGAACCATCGCAGCACTAAGCGGAGCGGTGGAGGGGGATTCCTACACGGTGCAGTTCTTGGCGAATCAGGGTTCGGGGTCAGTCATCACGACCTTCACGTTCGGCCCCTGCGAGCGATTCAACTCCATCCCAGTTCACTTCCAAAACAAGTACGGAGGCATTGACTCCTACACCTTTACCCTCAAGAACCGCAAGAGGGCCAACATTACCCGGCAGACTTTCGGCTACAACTCGGACGTTTACGCAAACACCACCTACGACAAAGTGTGGTCAGGAGAGTTCGACTACGTTTACGCACTCAACTCGGACTGGCTCACGGATGCAGAATCCGCTTGGCTGATTGAGATGGTCCGTTCCGGGCAGGTATGGCTTGAACTGGATGGGCAACTCGTTGAAGCCATCGTCAACGCCAATACCTATCAATTCACAACTCGCAGGAACGACCGCCTCACGCAGTTGCAGGTCGAGGTTGCAGTTGCTTACAAGAACAACATCCTATGAGCGTAACCCTCATCGCTTACCCGACTGCTGACTACACCACCGACTTGCAGGCTTGGAATGCGTTTAACGACCGAGCCGATGCCGATGGTGCTACAAGCCGTGAGGACGCTTGCTACGGCTGCCTGTTCTCGACCTTTGCGACCCTTTACGACCAACCCGAACTGGCTTATGTGTTGGACACCATGGGCGAAATCGACATCGCCCTCACGTTTTCGGTGGAGGACATTGCCGACATCACCAAGCGGAGGGGGTCATTTTCCAAGACCATCACGTTGCCTAATACGACGACCAACAGGGACTGCTTTGGTCATGCTTACAACATCCAATCATTCGTGGGTGGCTTTCAACCCAACAAGAAGATTCGTGCTGCGATGTGGGAGGATGGGGTCCAAGTGTTCAGCGGAGTCCTGCAACTGATTTCCATGTCCAAAATCCGGGGCGAGGTAACCTACGAAGTGGGCCTGTTCTCGGACGATGTGAGCCTGTTCAAGTCCATTGAGGGCAACCTCCTTGCGACAACCGTTGGGGTCAGCGGAATGAACCACACGCTGACCTCGGCCCATGTTTCTGCGACTTGGACCGCATCGGGTGCGAGCGGTTACGTTTACGGCTTGGTGGATTCCTACGGCTACACGGACGTAGTTACGCAGGGGTGGTTTGCGGTTCCGTTCTACAAGATGACACCGAGCATCTATGTCAAAAAGATGGTGGACCTCATCTTCGCACAGGCAGGGTATCGGTACACCTCGGAGTTCTTTAATTCCGAGCGGTTCGGCAAGTTGGTCATTCCATATGCTGCCGGGCAGTTATCGGTCAACCTGTCGGGGTCAAACATTTTTGCAGCGAGTACAGGCAGCGTAAGTGGGTCTCTTAACCAAAACCTCACGATGCGGTTCCCGGACGAAACTGGGACCTACTACGACCGCCCCGGATATTGGGTTGCATCGTCCAGCACCTTCGTCGCTCCATTCGTTCCAACAAGATGGAGGGTAACGGTTGACTTTACTGTTGAAACAATTTCGGCAACCGTTCCAACGGTTAGGGCAAATATGAGCATCCGAAACTTGACTAATTCTACCGATAACGCATTAATAACGGGCATAACGGTACGGAATAATGAGCAAATGCAGGTAATCTTTCCTGACGTACTTATACCCGAAAACACAACCGCAAACATCGGCTTTGCGTTCACGGCCCCTGCTCTTGGAGGTGCTGGCACTATTCTTTCGGGTGCAACGGTCCTTTGGGAATGCTTGGAGAACCCCGTAAGTATCGGAACGATTGACATGGCTACCGCCCTGCCTGCTGATGTCAAGCAATCGGACCTCCTGCAAGATCTGCAAAAGATGTTCAATCTCTACTTCATGCCGGACCCTTCCGACCCGAAGAACCTCATCGTGGAGCCTTGGGTGGACTTCTATTCATCGGGGGTCGTGGACTGGTCGCAGAAATCGGATGAGAACGCAGAGCAGAACATCACGAACGGGGACCCGAACCAATACAAGACCATCGTGTTCAAGTACAAGGATGCCGGGGATTATTTGTCCAAGTTGGACAAGTCGAACTACCCGCTTGCCAAGGAAGGCTACGGAGGGCGAATCTTCACCACCGACAACTTCTACGGCAAAGGTGAGAACGTCGTCGAACTCGCTTGCAGCACTCTAATCCCTGCAAACTTCACGACGGATAAGGTCGTTGGAAGGACTTGGGACTTGGATGGCTCTGCCCTATCGGGAACCGTCAAGACCCTTCAAAACGGGTACAGGATAGCCCAGTACAACCTTATCGAAGCCCCGACGACGTGGGCCTACCAATACGCGGTCAGCGGTTCGGTAGCACTCGCAGAATCGTTGTTGAGCCTTCCATTCGTCAGCCACCTTGACAACCCCTACGACGCAAATTTCGACCTTGCTTTTGGAATCCCCAAGCAGTTGTACTATGCGGTGAATGTCGCCGCAAATAGCGACCCTTACCTATACACGAACAACAACCTCTTCAACATCTATTGGTGGAATTTTATTCAAGAAACGGTCAGCCGTGAAGCGATGCAGTTGGAGTTGTCCATTATGCTCAATGCGGTGGACATCAGCCAACTCGACTTCCGAACCCCTATCTACTACGGAGGGGTCCGTTGGAGGCTGCTTGAGATTCGGGACTACGAGATAGGTCAGCAGAAGCCTTGCCGGGTAACCC